GGTGAAATCAAAGATTTCGCTAACCCGATAGTTATCCCAAACTCCTCGCAGACTTTTAAATATTCCTCCGCTACTTCTTTATTCGCAATTACTATGTCATCCCCTAAAACTCTATACCCTCGGAAAATATCTGTAATGTTTTCTAAAGGGCAAATTCTCATATAAGAGAATTGGACGATTAGATGATGGACTAGAGCCATGGAAGCCCAAAATGAGAGGGCTCCCATAGGTTGACCACGCGTATAAGTTACATAATGCAAATCATTATGTTTAAAATACTCCTTTTTCTTCGGGTCCTTATATGGTAAACCGAATTCACGGTCTACCAATAAAGACATCCAAAGTTGACCAAAAGATTTACCAAAGATTTCATTCAACACAATTATATATAATTGTTGAGGAATTAGATCAGTGGCAGATTTTAGGTCATAGGAATAAAATTCTTTATAGCCAGAATCTTTTAAGGACTGTACAGCACCTTCTTGATTGAAGGTACCGTCCATTTCCTCAAAAGATTCAAGCATCTTAAATAAAACTTGGTGTAAGGGTAAGAGGGCCAACTGAGTCCAATAATCTACCATAGCAAAAACTCGGATTTTCCCGGCAGCCTCATATTTTAAATGAAGCTGACCTAGGAAAGTCTTTTTACGTTTATGCATTAGTAACTCATCGAGCGCAGTTGGTTGCGTAATATTAAGAATCTCTTTATACACTTCTAAACATCTTTCTGCTTTAACATGGGTTAGGTAATTAAGAAGATGGTTAATAGGTTGGAAAGTCCAATGTCTTGCCGCTATATGCGACAGGAGTATGGAAGATCCAAGACCTACACCACTTCCGGTTACCATAAGAGGGAAAACTTTCGGAACTAAGTCATCTAATGAAAACTTATGTTTCCATTTTTGAATTAGTGTCGAGGTTCGAAGGAATAAACCGAAAGATGATAGATCTGAATAAAAAGGTTCAGAAGTAATAGAGTCAAACTGAGGCTCTTTGTATTCATCAAGAAGGGAGCGATAAATGTTAGTAATAGATAGCCATGCCCGTATCCATTTAGTGTTACGAGCTAGAAAGGCTTGTCTTACCTCTAAGGGTAACCAAAGAGGAAGTCCACCTTTACTAAGTCGCATCGGGCAACCCAATTCCCTAGGATTACAAGGAGAACCCGCGAGATAACACTCGAGGGCAAACTTTGTTATTTTAAGGAGTTGGATATACCTGGATACCCCTTGATGTTTTACAATGTGACGTGAATAAGCCGAGAAATGACGCAAGGATGCATCAAATCCTTTTCCAACTTTTATGCCAGAATAAAGCGCGACGGTATTACCAAAGCGCCTTATCAGAGGGTCTAGGCTTTCGCCGACCTCAACCATAGAATCTTTAACTGAAAGATTTTTTATGCGGCTGATGGCAGACCGCCAAAACTTCTTCAGAGGAATC